ATTTAAAAAAATAACAAAGTTTAATGTAGAAGATCCAAACTATAAACCATTACCAACACCAGAACCTGAAGCGGTAAATGGTAATCTTAAAGATGATGAAGATATATATGGTGAAAAAGTACAGACATATCAACCAGATAATGGTAATCTTCAAATGAGTGAATTTATGACTGGTGTGTTAAATAAATTAGATGGTTTAACAACATTAAATCCAGAGATAGTTGGGAAAAATAGAGCTATTGAGGTAGATATAAAGAGAGAGATTGCTATAGGTAAACTTGATACAAATGCTGTTAAATCTGAAGAGATTAAAGGTAAAGTTATGAATAAGAAAGATAAACTTAAAGCTTTACGAAGAAGGAATAAAAAATAATGGCAATTAAACCAATAACAGACAGACAATTAGTTGATGCAAGTACAGTAAACAGAGAAGCACAAACATCACAACGAAATATGAATACTCGTGGTGGTGGTAATGAAGCTCAAACCATAGTTCCAGGTATAGATTTGAGTAAACAATATTCTATAACTCTTAAAGATATTGATACTTCTATTATTAAATACGTTAAAAATGTAATCAAACCTTCAGTTAGAGAAGCAAATGAGAGAGTAAAAGTTCCAGTAATGTATGGAAATGAAGAAAGATGGAAGGCAGTTAGAAAAAGAGGTGTGTTACGAGATAAAAATAAGGCATTGATACTACCATTAATTATGTTGAAAAGGGTATCAGTTGAAAAAAGTGATGCAATTCCAGGATATGAACACGATATCAGAAGAAAATATACAGATATTGTTCGTAATACTGGATGGTCAAAAGATAATAGGTATTCAAAATTTGCTATGCAGATTGGTGATTTACCTGTATATGAAAACTTAGTTACAAGCATACCAAATTTTGTAAATATTTCATATGAATTCGTACTATGGACAAATTTTATAGAACAAATGAATCCATTGATTGAAGCTTTTATGGAGTATGATAAAACATACTGGGGTGATAAGGATACATATAGATTTTGTTCTTATTTAGATTCAGTAAGTGATGCATCGGAAATGGATGCAAGGGGTGAAAGATTTATTAAATCAACATTTTCAGTTACAACAAAGGGTTATTTACTACCAGAAGAAACAAATTCAATTGTTACGGGTAAAGTAAGTCAAGTTCAAAGAAGACTTTCTCCAGCTAAAGTTATTTTTGGTATGGAAAGTGATGCAACAGATGAACAAGTAGGAAAAAAATAAAAAAAAATTGTCGTTTTTAACTAAAACTATATATATATATATGTAAGTATTTTATATTAAAAACAACTAAAAAGAGGTTATAACAATGGCAGACGCAGTAACATTCACAAAAGATGAAATGAAATCAATTAAAGAAATTCAACAAACTTATAATACTGTTTCAAATACTTTTGGTCAGGTAAGTGTTAATAGGATTAGAGTAGATCAGCAATTAGCTGAATTGGATGCAGCAGAAGATAGACTTAAATCTGATCTTGCAAACAATCAAACTCGTGAAAGAGAATTTGTTGAGGTAATTAATAAAAAATATGGTGATGGTAATCTAGATATTAGTTCTGGAGTATTTACACCACGGCCAACCGAAGAAACTCCCGATAAAACACTGTAAATCTTAAAATTAATTTATCGTTTGAGATGTTTTTTGTATATTTATATATGATTGACCTTATCACGCGCAAGTCAATCTAAATTTTAAAATTTACAATCCTATAGGAGAAATCAAATGGCAGAAAAAATCGTATCCCCCGGTGTATTTTCCAATGAAATAGATGCTTCGTTTTTACCAGCAGCTATTGGAGATATAGGGGCAGCAGTAGTTGGACCAACTGTTAAGGGGCCAGCCTTGCTACCCACAGTTGTTTCATCATACTCAGAATTTCAAGCTATATTCGGTGACACATTTAAGAGTGGTTCAACTACTCTTCAATATTTAACATCGCATACGGCACAAGAATATTTAAAACATGCAGGCAAATTAACAGTAGTTAGGATACTTGATGGTACACCATTAAGAGCTAACGCTACTGTTCTTACAGCGGGATCTACATCCCCTACAGGTTTAACTTATGGTGTTGGAGGATTGGCAATTCTCGGAACTGAAGAAAGTGCAACATATGTTATTAGTTCTTCAACAGTAAGTTCAACACAATTCATAGGTCAAGCTTCTCCAAATACAGATTCTAGTACTGATGATATTAGGTTCTTTTTTAAGGGAACAGATGCGACCGCACTTGCTACTAATTTAGCAGCTGAATTTAATGCAACAAGTAAGTTTAGTGACTTTTCAGCCGCAGGTGTTGGTGCTGAATTTCAAATATCAGGCGCCGCTGCTGGAATTGGTGGAAATGGATTATCTGTTACTTCTGGTTCAAGTACATTTAGTACAGCGGGTGGTACAGATGATGCCGCAGTTGAAACTACTGCCTTTAAGATTAATGCATTAAATGAAGGTACTGTATTAAATAACGCTGCAAATTATGGTACAAACGGACTTCTACAAAGTGGTTCAGCTAGTAATGTTAGATGGGAAATATCAACAAACAATGCTACTAAAGGTACATTTACTCTGTTAGTTAGAAAGGGTGATGATATAAACAAAAGAAAACAAATCCTTGAAACTTGGAATAACTTATCTATGGATCCAAATGCTAGTAATTATGTTGGTAAAGCAGTGGGTGATTCGTATCCTACTATAACTGCTAATGGTGATGATCCTTTCGTATCGTGGGCCGGAAAGTATCCAAATAAATCAAAATATGTGTATGTCTCAGAAATTGGTGATTTACCTGATTTTCTTGATGAGCAGGGTGATGTTAGAGTTGTCGGTTCTGGTGATTTAATACCTGCTGTAGGTACTGGTTCAGCTCATGGTTCATTTTCAGGTGGTACAAATGGTTTTTCTGGATTTGATTCTTTGGGCAATCATGTTACATCATCTACACTTGCTGGAGTTGTAAGTCCAGTTGGTTTTTATGATGGAATAGTAGCTGGAGATTCACAAGGATTTAAGATATCATCTACAACTGCTGCAGATGGTGGCGCAGCATATATGACAGCTTTAAATCTACTTAAAAATGCTGATGAGTATGATATCAATTTAATTTTACTTCCAGGTATTGTAGATAGTTTAGCTACAGGCCACACTGGCTTGATTACAAAAGCTATTGATGTTTGTGAATCAAGAGGTGATTGTTTCTTTGTTTATGATTCTGTTGCATACAGTGAAACAAGTATAGCAAATGTTACTACTAAAGTTGAAACAAGAGATTCAAACTACGCAGCTACTTACTGGCCATGGGTTCAGATAAGTGATGCTCAGACAGGTACATTAAGGTGGGTGCCACCTTCAGTTGTGTTACCTGGAATATATGCTTTCAATGATAAAGTAGCCGCACCTTGGTTCGCTCCTGCTGGATTGAATCGTGGTGGGTTGACTACAGTTGTTCAGGCAGCAAGAAAATTAACTCATACTAATAGAGATGATTTATATGAATCAAATGTTAATCCAATTGCTACATTCCCAGGTCAGGGAGTTGTTGTATGGGGTCAAAAAACTATACAGAAGAAAGCTTCAGCACTTGATAGAGTTAATGTAAGACGGCTGTTAATTAAAGTTAAGAAGTTCATTGCGGCTTCTTCAAGGTTCTTGTTATTTGAACAAAATAATGCAGTAACAAGAAATAAATTCTTGAATATAGCTAATCCTTATTTGGAACAGGTTCAAGCTCAAAGTGGTTTGAATGCATTTAAGGTAATAATGGATGATACAAATAATACTCCAGATATTGTAGACAGAAATATCTTATACGGACAGATATTCTTACAACCTACAAGAACTGCAGAGTTTATTGTATTAGATTTCACAATACAACCTACAGGTGCAACATTTCCTGAATAAGTAGTATAGAAATAAAACACTAAAGATGGGGTTTATTTAAATATAAACCCCATTTTTTTGTATTTTTTATATTTATATATGAGAATATAGTGTATAAACACTTAATACAATAGGAGAAAGAAAATGGCAGATTTAATTGATGCTAATCAAGCGATGTTTACACCGTTTGAACCTAAACTAAAAAATCGTTATGTAATGTCTATCGATGGTATTCCAGCTTATTTAATTAAAACGGCTAGTAGACCAGCTATTGCATTTGAAGAAGTAGAGCTTAACCACTTGAACGTAAAAAGATATGTTAAAGGTAAGGCTTCTTGGGAGACTATTGACTTTACTTTATATGATCCAGTTGTTCCTTCCGCTGCTCAAGCAGTTATGGAATGGGTAAGACTACATCATGAATCAGTAACAGGAAGAGATGGATATTCAGATTTCTATAAAAAAGATATAGATGTTCAGATTCTTGGTCCTGTTGGTGATATTGTAGAACAATGGAAACTTAAAGGTGCTTTTATAACTTCCGCTAACTTCAATGATTTGGATTTTTCTTCAAGTGATCCAATGGAAATATCAGTTACTTTAAGATTCGATTATGCAATTCTTGAATTCTAATCAATAAAAAATAATTCTAATAAAAACCCTCAACAAAAATTGAGGGTTTTTTCTTTTTGTATATATTTATATATACAAATGTTATGTAATATAATAAAGAGGTTATTAAAAATGTCAGAGAAAACTCAATTAACTACATTCAATAATATTATAGAAGTAGTATTAAAACACGAAGGTGGGTATGTAAATGACCCAGACGATTTAGGTGGTGAAACCAAATATGGTATTACCAAAAGGTTTTATCCAGATGTGGATATTAAGAACTTAACTAAAGAACAAGCCAAAACAATATATCATCAAGATTATTGGAGAAGAGCTAAATGTGATGAAGTTCCACCTCATCTACGACATATCTATTTTGATATGTGTGTAAACTTTGGACAGGGTGGAGCAGTGAAAGTTTTACAGAGAACAGCAAATGCTAAAAACAAAGAAAAAATTGA